TATTAGAAAGTATAACTCCTATTTCTCCTCTGTAATCTGAATCTATTGTTCCAGGAGAATTAAATACTTTAAGACCTTTTTTTAATGCTACTCCACTTCTATCTCTTATTTCTATTTGATAACCTTCAGGTATTTCTACAAATAATCCTGTACCTATTAATACTCTTTCAAAAGGTCTTAATACCATATAACCTTTTTGAATACTATGTTGTAAGTTATCATCTAAAGATATTTCCTGTAGTCCTTTATATAACTTTAAAAATGAATCTGCATATAAATCAAATCCTGCTGCTCCACTAGTTGCATAAAATGGTAATTCAACACCACTATTCTTTCTTTTTACTCTTACTATCATTGTTATTAAATTTTATACAAAAATAAAACTATTTTTTAATTAATAACATCAAATTTATAAAGTTTATAAATTTCAATTATTTTTCCTATATGCTGCCAATAATAAGGTGACCCACCATAACCTTTACAATAAGTAACCCAATATTTCCAATCTTTACCTACTGCATATTTATAATGATAATTTAAAAATTCTGCATGGTCTATGTATCCTTCTTCCATTGTATCATATTTTCTAAATGCTAAATCTTTATTTGCTTGGTAAACTTTACCTTTCCAATTAGAAAATGCTAAAATACCAAAATGATTATTAGATTGTTTAGCAACATTAGATATACCTCCACCTGATTCTGCTATTGCCTGAGCTAATTGAATACTTGCAGGTACACCACATTCTACATGTAATTTCATACATATTACAGGAGCTACAGTAGTATAAAGATATTGCTCATGAACATTTAATTTTTCATGATTTCCAAATGATGTAAACATCATAAATAAAAAATAAAACATAATTTATAATTTAATGTGAATAAAAATGTGGACTAAAATTAATTAGTCCACACTAAAACTAAAACTATTTAAAAGAAGCTACTTCATTTTTTCTTTTAATATAAAACCAATAATTTCATTAGCATACATTTCTGCATCACTAACAATTCTTTCTTCTTTATTTACATTCCAATTATTTAAAGATAGTGATAAATGAAAACATTCATGCATTATTGCAGTATAATCTTTATAAGTATCATTTAATCTATTCATATTAATAAACAAATACAAAGCATCTCCTGATTTATATTCTCCTGATTTTTTAGGAATATAATTACACATACCCATTATATAGGCATCATTTTTAGTTTCAGGATATTTTTCAGCATCTTCTTTACTTAACCCATGTAGTTCATCTACTTTAAAGTAATTAAATAAATCTACTGATTTTTTACCTAATATCAAAAGAAATTTAGGAAATTGCTTAGTAATCATTTACAATAATTTATGTAATTCCATTGCTCTAATTAATCTTGTAATACCAATGCCACCACCTACTCTTGGAATAAAATCATAAGATAAAAATTCATTTAATTCAGCCATAACTCTGTCATAACCAAATAAACTGAATAATTTATCTGCATATTTACCATCTTCAATTTCAAAAAATGTTTTTCTCATTTGTTTAACATCACAACTTCTTTCTGCTGAACCTATTGTTTCCTGACCATGTAAAATAACATCAATTTTTCTTGCTGTACCATTTTCATGTCTTGCCATATTCCAAAATGGATTAGTTCTTTCTGGAAAATTCATTAACAATATAGCATTACCAAAATCATTGTTCATGTTATGTTCAGTATAAGAATCAATAATTGAAACATTATAATGTGAACTCATCTCTTCATAGTTTTTAACTACTGTATCTTTAAATCCTAAATAAGATAAAAGTTCAACTTCAACAATATATAAATCAGCTAATGTTCCATGAAATTCAAATTCAAACATTGGAAATATTAAACAATGTCTTCCTTCAATTGGTGAAGCTTCATCTCTATAACTTGTTGAAACACAATAGAATCCTTTTTCTTCAGGTTGAGTTAGTAATTCATGTTCCAACCACATTTGACCTGTTTGAGGTAATGGATATGTATTTCTGTTATAATAAAAAGTTCTGATGTTAAATGGGTCCTCACATGCTGCAAGAATAGACAATCTGTTTTGTGTGTGTACTTCTAAAAAACCTTGATTGTCAAAAAACTGTCTTAATTTTTTAACTACTGTTGTGAATTTTTTAGCATCAATGTGTGGATAAAAAGAAGAATGAAGTGAATGTTTCATGAAAATTATTTTAATGATTTAAGAATTGCCAAATATAGAAATTATTTCTTTTCTATTAAATACCTATAAGGAATAAATCCTTTAAAATTATTACACCATCCATAGTTTTTATCTGTTAATTCAGTATTATTGAATCTATTACCTTTAACTGATTCATAATATTCATTTTCACTCATTACTTTAGCACAATGTTCAAAAGGAGAAAAATGACCTGACTCTAATAACTTATCATGTAGTTTAATATCATTTTCATAGTTAGGTTCTTTATTTTCTTCACCTACTACTGTGTATGACACTCTTGCACATCTTGCTGTTGCTATTTTAAGTTTAGCATTTTCAATTAATATATCTTGATAATCTAAATTATTATCAAATTTTCCTTCATCATTAACTATATCCAAAATATCAATATTAAACATTTTTTCACCAAAAGGAATATGCCATTCACCAGCTTGTAATTTTTTAGGAGTAGATTCATTATAAACTTCTAACATTCTTTTTGCTAATTCTTGAATATGAATTTCAGCAGCTTCATGATTTCTCAAATTAAAAAAATTTTCTAATCCTTCTTTTCCTGATGTTATAATTACTGTATGCCACATGAAAGGTTCAAGTAATCTATTACATAATTGTTTAGTTACATCTTCTTGATATAAGTATTTTGCTGTTTTAATTGCCCAATCTCTTGAAGTTAACCAAATATCAATTCTTCTTTGAATTTCTTCTTCAGAAGTAACATATTCATTACCTTGCATACCTTTATGGTCTTTTTGCCATGCAATAGGTATAAATGGATTTTCTTCTACTGACTTAACCATTTTCTCAAATGGTATTGCTCTACTTGATGCAGAATTTCTTGAAAACATTCTGTGAGTGTTAAACTCAGCTAATATTATTCTTGGAAATGTAAGTATAAAAGTAGTTAATCTATCTCCTTGTGGAGAAATACTATCTGCAATTACTTTTGCTTCTATCATATTATAAGTTTTAAAATTAAAAAATATATCTTATTGTATTCCAAGAGATTATCTCATCATGTAACTTTACAAAGTCTTGAATATACCTATTCTTTAACTGCCATTTATATCTAATGTTCTTAGAACCATAAGAAGATGTTTTATCTTCTTGTACTTCAGGATTCCATAACAATTCTTCTACTTCAGGATTATGTTCTAAATTATATTCATGCATACCTTTATTATGAGTTAGCATAATACATTCTGCAAGTATATCATTTTTAATTTTATCATCCACATAGTAATCAATCTTTTTGAATAAATCTTCATATAAAGATTTAGCTCCAGGAATAATTATAATAGGACTAAAATTAATATGAACATCATAACCTGCATAGTAGAAATCATTTATAGCATCTATTCTTTCTGAAATTAATGAAGTGTTTGGTTCTAATATATCAGATAAACTTTGTGGCATTAATGAAAATCTAATCCTAATTTTCTTATCAGGATTGTAATTTAACAACTTATCATTTACATATTTAGTTGCAAATGTACCCATTATAGGTAAATCAGATTGAGTAAAGAAATCAAATATCTTTTCCCATTCATGGTACTTAGCATGTAGTGCAAAATCTTCATTACAAGAAATATCATAAGTCCATAGATTTTCATGAGTTTGATTAGGTATCTTAACACCTAATGTTTGAGCATGATTATATACAGTCTGTAATATTTCATCAGTATTTGTAGCTATTGATATACCTTCAGGTTTATTTCTTCTCATATAACAATAACCACATTTAAATAAACAACCATGAATAAAAGAAGGAGTAATGTAATCACTACTCCTTCCTGATGGTTTTATATCTAATGCTTTTCTAACTGTCTTTGTTATCATTAGTTCTATTGAAAGTGATGTTATTTAATACTTTTATATCCTTGTTTTGCCATTCCCATATTTCACCAGTATCTTGAATAACAGTAAAGAGTTTAGATGTTTCAGTACCATATTCTGTTACTAACCATATAAACCCTTTACCTTTAGGAGTAATTACCTCTATTCTATTTTGTGGTTCAAATATCGTCATATTGTCTATCATAATAATTTTTAAATGCTTCTAATACTTTTTCTGAATTAATTTCACCTTTTTCAACTATGTAAGCATAAGTGAAAAAATTTAATAGTTGAGATTTTTCCATTTTCTTTAAATAGTCATAAGTATGCAACATCCAAATTTTAAAATCACTATCTGAACGTGAATTAAAGTTTTCAAATATTAAATCTACTGCTGTCATGTTATTCTTATTTATAGGTTTTATTGTAATATGATTCTGAATTATCAAAATATTCATATCCTAATATAGAATATAGCATCACCATCTTTACAACCTGCTTCATAAGATTTTTTTATCTGCTCCTTTTCAAGTTCTAAGGCTTCGTTTAAAATATCTTTTTTAGTTGTTAAATTACCATTCACCTCATTCAATACCCTATGAAAGTGTATTGATTTTGATAATTCTTTGATTAGAAATTCTACTGCTGTCATAATTTAAGTTTTAAAAATTAAGAAATAACCCTGACAGGATTCGAACCTGTATCTATTAGATATTAAGTGATGCTATCACACTAATGCGTTGCCAATTGTGGTATTCATTCCCACTTACGCCACAGGGTTATTTATCAAATCTTGTTAAATCATATTGTTCTATGATACTAATTAAACTTTTAGCATAATGTTTAGATGTAGCATATCCTGCTTTTTGTAAACCTTTTGCCCAACATTTATAATATTTACATTTAAATAATGATTTATATCTACTTGCACTAATTAATAATTTAGAATGGTCTCTAAATGACCACCATGCAGATTTATAAACTACAAATTTATCAGTAGGAGAATCATCAGCATATACTGCATAACTTTCTTTTCTACCTTTTAACCACTTCATTCCAAAATGATTATTACATTTTACTGATAAATCACTTTGACCTGCATTAGATTCTAATATACCCTGTGCAAGAGTAATAGATGCAGGAATACCATATAATTTTTGTTCTTTAATAGCAACATCTTTATACTTTTCAATATAAAGATTTACTAATTGCACTTTATTGATTTTACTTTTTTTAGCTAATTCTTTCTTTTCTTGTTCAGTAAAACCATTACCTGTTGCAGTTGCAGGATTTGCAGCTCTTTTAAAGCTGAATGAAATAAGTCCTATTATAAGGACTGTAATTAATGCTTTCTTCATACTTTCTATTCTTTAGTTTTTAAATTAATTGACTTTTCAAATAAACATTAAACTCCATATCTACTTGTACTTCCCATTCACTATTGTCATCATCTTCTAAGATATGTAAATCAATATTATCAATTTCCAGTAGTTTAAGGTTTTCAGCTTCTTCTATTTTCTTAGTTGTTGCTAAGATTGACATTGAGTAAGTGATGGTTTTTTCATCTTCTGTTACTTTCTTTGATGTACCATCAGTTAAAACGTAAAAATCACTAATTTTTAATAATTTAAACATAGTTTTAAGTTTTAAAACAAAAGGGTATTTCTACCCTTTTGCACATTTAACAAATTACAAATCAATAAAAAATTCTTTTTCATCAATGTTTGGAGGTAATTCTAGTTCAGCTTCTTCTTTTAATTCTTCTAACTTTAAATTAGATTTAAAATAATCATTTACTTTTTCAACAAACTTTATTTTATAATTATCATCTTTTGCTATTATAGCTTTGTCATCATCTGTTAAAGAATCAAGAACTTCTTCATCATTATACATTTTACTATACTTACCTGATAAAAACATATCAAGGTCTATAATATTAGGTAATCTGATTACAATCATGTGTAGTCTACCATTTAATAAAGTATCTACTGCATAGTCATTTTCATAATATTCCTGTTCTCTTACCCATTCAATGACTTCTATAAATTTATTAGTGCATTTTTTAGTATCTACAAGTATAAATATATGATTTTTATACTCTTCATTAATATAATTATCACTTATACCATAAGCTAATTTAAATACACTACTTAACTTTTTAACACATTCCTCACCATAATATCTTAAACAAGGTTTTACAAATCTTGCTGTTTTATTTATAGTGATTTTACCTAACTGAATTTTTATACCTTCCATCATGTAGTTTTAGCTTCTTTGGTAATCTGAATCAATAGTAAATATACCATTATTGGTTTCTATTTCATAATCTTTATCCCAACCATTTTGATTATGCCAGTTATAGATTTTCAATAGTTTCTTCCAACCATAGGTTTCTGTTGCTGATTCTTCTAATTCACCACTTCCACTATTAAGATAATAATATCTTACTTTAGATGAACCATACTTACCTGCATTGATAAAATTATTAGTAGCATCAAATATAACTGGGTCACATTGTTTAGTAGTAGAAGCAACTATAAATTTAAAAGTTTTAACTGAATATCTTTCATAATTTATATCTCTCCAGTTAAATAATGCTTGCATATACCAAGATGCTTGTATGTCATATCTTCTTCTAAGACATTGATAATCAAAGAATTTAGTATAATCTCCAATAGTTTTAATATCTACTGGAATTATAGTTTTAAGTCTGTGATGAACAATAACCATATCTAATAATGCTTTACATTCAATATTATCTACTGTAAAATATATTGGTAACTGATAATAAATATCTGTAAATTCATCTAACTTAAAATAATCTTTGGTAAATCTATGTTCTAAGATTTGATTAGCAATACTATCAATTTTAAGTATTTGTTCTTTACTTAATATTTGTTTGTTTTCACTTTGTAATAACTCATTCCAATAAGTTTCACCTTCAACAGAAACTTTAGTAATTTTTGTATCAGGTTTCCAGTTAGGTTGATAATTATGTGCTTCAATTGCAGGTAATAGATTTTGGTCAAACCAATTATCTGATTCTTTTGATTGAAATACCTGTTGTACTATTGACATAATAGTATCACTTGGTTTTGTAATATCAGAAATATGATAATTTTCATCAAAATATTCCTGACCCATTGTAATTAAATCATCTACACCTTTACCTATTACAAAATGTTCTTTTTCTTCAAAGAACATTTCAGGTTCTTTAACTTCTTGAAATGCTTGTGCACTTATACTTAGGAGTTTTAACTTACTCTGATTCATTGCAGGTGAATTAATATACTCCTGTATTTGTTCTTTACTACTTCTAATTATCATAAGCTAATTTTAATAATGTAAAAAAATCATCAAAAGTCATAGTTACCATTGAACTATATTCATCTCTTTTCTTTCCTGGTTTACCTTGCTTATGATGTATAAGCACTTTAAGTAATTGTTCTGAAAGTTTAGGAAGTTTAGTTTCAATGTTTTTTAATACTTCTTCAGGTTTCATTCCTTTTTGTAATCCTGCTTTAATTTGAACTAATAATGGAATATTAGCTAAATCAACTCCTGCATCATCTAACATTCTTGATGCATATCTGCTTGTTTGACATTCAGGAAATAATTCCTTAAATTTAAGGGCATACAATCTTTCAGCTGCATGCCCTTTAGTTCTATTAGTGTTCTTCATTTACAAATAAATCATTTAATTCTTCATGAGGTAATATTGTTGTCTTTAATTCAGAAATATATGGACTTAATTTCTTAATTAGTTTTTGATTTTCAAATATTTTTGAAGACATAAATAATTCCAAGCATTTAGTTCTGTAACAATTATAATCATTTACATTACGTTGTGTAACTACATTTTTAAATTTATTATGATAAACTATTACAGCTAAATATTCTAATGATTGTAAATCAAGAATTATACCTTTACTAATTAAAACATTTTCATTTTTTATTTCAACAAATCCTGGTGCTTCAGTAAATATTATATCAAATTTAGATAAAGGTCTTACTGTATTATAAATACTAATAGAATTACTATAATTTATCAATAATTTATAATCTTTAATATTTGTTTTTACTGTATCATATAAAATAAGATTACGAGAATTAGTACCAAAAATTGCTCTTAATGGTGAATAATTTGTTTTGTAAAAAGTAATATTAGAATGAACACTTGTACTCATATTATAATTGTTTTTCAGTTACACAATTAGTAGGAATAATATAATCCCACATATAAGGAACACTAAATACTTTTTCTTTCCAAACTAATTCATTAGATACAATATTAGTAATAAAACCAGTCATGTGAGTAGCAATCATAGCAGCACCATGAGATACTTGTTTCATAGTACATGGTAAATCTTCTACATCAGAATCTAAAAATAAATGATGTTCCATATAGTCATTAATAGCAGCCTGATTATTTTTCTTAATACAATAAATTCTCATTTGCTCCATCAATAATCTACCATCTACAAACCATTTTACTTTTTCATTAGACTGTTGTATAAATAAATTAAAGAAATCAGTTCTTGCTTTCATGTTATCAAATGCTGATACATAAATTACTAATGGTGAACTATAATTATGGTATAAATAAGTAGTAGGATTAATACCAGAATTATAATATCTAAAATTAAAATTTACATCATTAAATTCTGTAATTACATTTTTTAATGCTTTCACTTTAAGTTGTCCAACATCATGAGCAAAGAATAATTGACCACCTAAATTATGTTCTTCTACTGTATCAAAGTCATAAACAGTTACATTAAATCCTGCTCTTGTTAGAAAAAATGATAACCATGAACCTATACCACCAGCACCACCTATAACTATTTCTACTTTATTATTATACCACAATGCATCTTTAAATCTTTCTCTATTCATCATCTAAAATATTTAATAAGCTGTGAAGAAATATACTTTCATGTTCAAATACTAAGTCATAAAGATTATTTATAAATCTTTCATAATAAATTTGTAAATCATCTGCATCTACATTTTTGATGTTATGATAATTTTTAAAGTATGTTGGAAAATTACTTATAATTGTTTTAGCATATTTTTCTAAATCAAAATCTTCAGAAGTTTCATACATTAAATCAAAATCATTAATAGCTATTTCTACTTCTTTTGAAGTTATTTTTTTACCTAAGTTTAAAACATAACAAGTAAAATCATCTGTAATAGGAATAAAATTATTTAGTCCTAATATATAATCATCTTGTTGTCTTGTAGATTTAATATCACTTATACCATAATGCATATCAATATCATAATCCAAACCAAATAAACTTGTTTGGTAATAATCTGAATTAGCATTTCCATTAGTATGAATAGGTTTATTAAATCCTATTGTTTTAGGTTTAACTTTAGGTTTATTAATAGCTTCAAATTGTTTTAGAAAAAATTCATCTACTGTTAATTCTTTCTTTGGTGTAATTACATCACAATCATAAATCATAATGACTTCTTCTTCAAGTAATTCAGTAGCTTCACATGGATTATAATTTATATCCTGATATGAATATTTATTAACTGATGTTCTTGTAGTTCTAAATGCTAATTTAGCTGAAAACTCATATCTATTATTTATAATGATACTTAGATAAGGTTTAATAGTTTCTGAATTATCATATAACTCACTTAAATCTGTTCCTGAAAAGAAAGTATTCATATTATGATGAGAATGTGTATGACCTATTTTGTATTCCAGGTAATCCATTGCTACCATATAATTCAATACTCTTTCATCAAAATTATAAGTAGTAAATGTTTCACTACCTTTATCTAATGGAATTAAATCCAATACATTAATAGATATAGTTTTAGGTTTAAATAAACTACCTTTAATATCATAAAATATACAACCTGACCATTCTACTTTAGAGATATGAGTACAGAGATATTGCATTTTATCCCATACTTTTTCAGAAAGGACTATTTGTAATCTCTCCTTTAAGTTCTGCTTCAAACTTTCTTTGTTTTTCATCATCAATTTTTTTAATCTTGTTAATAATAAATTTAGTACTGTAATTGATAAAATCATCACTTAATCTATAAGTCACTAATTTTTTATCAATTTCTTTTATTTCATCTACTTTTAAATATTTCTTTTTTCTATTGAAATAAAAATATTTATCCTTATTAGCATTAGAATCTACTACATTATTTAAATCTAATTCCTCATTGTTATACAATACTTTGACATAATTTTTAGCAGATGTATGTTGAACAGGATATGATTTAAAATATTCAGTAAAAACTAAATCTTCAAATGCTTCTTTATTAATTAGATATAATTCATTATTGATATTAGTAAAGCATGACATTATATCTTTATGATTCATTTTTATATAAAAAGTATAAGTATCCTCAGCACAAAATTTAATACAATCATTTAATAAAGAATAAAATGTTTTAATTTCTAATTTATCTTTTGGAATTACTACATCTGAAAACTTTATATAAGGCATACCCTCAAGAGATTCAAATTTTACTACTGAATCTAAATTGTGTAGAAATAATGAAAAGTAATTTTTTATTTCCTGATTATTATTAACTGCATCAAGAAATAATACTTTAGATGTAAGTATTTGAGTACCAGTACCTAAACAAAAATCTTGAAATTTTAATTCATCATAAGGATTTCTTGGTAAATGAGAATGATGATAACCACAATGTTTTTCAGCTTTAGTTAATGTAGTTCTTGTACCTGATATGTTATCAATATTACCTTTTGTATCAATTACAAATCTTACATATAAATCTTTTAATAATTTAGATTTATTATGACTATTTCTAATTGTTATTTCAGGATAATAAATAGTAATTTGTAATTCAGGTTTACATATCTCATAAATAAATTCATATTTACCTATTAAATGTTTAAATAATTTATATTTTTTTACATGATGATATTTTGGTATAGTGTTTAAAATATGATGATAAAAAAAGTAATTATTTGAATCTAAATTTGAATCCAACATTAGTGTATGATACTCAACTTTATAATTTAAAGTTATCTCATATTCACAACCAAATTCATTTAATGCTTCTTTTACTTGATTATAAAAAGGAAAAAGAAAACTTAGATTAGTTTTAATAAACCTTTGATTAATCAATTTATGTTTTTCTTTATGTAATAAATAATTGACACTTAGCATTTCATTTACATAGTTTTACAGTTAATAAAAAAAGTCCTTGTATTTCTACAAGGACTCCTACTTAACAAACAAATTTAAAATCAAAACTATTTAAATCTATTTAACCAATTTAACTCTTCAGAAGTTAAATTTGACATAATCTTTTGATTGTCAATACACAAATCATTAATAGTTTTAGTTCCTACAATCAACTCAATAGCTTTTTCCATACTATCAGGTCTTGAATTATATTCAGAACAATTTCTGATTTCATAAATGATTTTATCAATACAGTTATGAAAATATACTTTATTTTCTTCATAGTCATCATCATAATTATCTTCATCTTCTTCAGATAATAGATACCATAAAGATAACAATGATTCTAATTCTGAATAAGATTTAATTGTGTAATTTTTACCTTGATTAAAATGGTTTTTTGCTGTTTCACCATTTAAAGAAATAATAGTTTGAATTGTTTCTCTTACTTCTTTATATCCACCAGATTTAGTTTTTTCTGGAGATAACATAAGTACAAAATCAGATTCAGGTAATTTAGCATCATCTAATTCTAATGTTGTATTAGTTTTATTTTCTACTGCTTTAACATTAGATACAGAAATATCTTCATTAGATAACTGCTCTTTTAATTCACCCCAGGTAATAGCAGATGATTCTACAATTTTAAGACCTGTTGCTGTTGAAAATACTTTAATCTTTCTCATAATAAATAGATTTGTTTTAAATAAATAAAAAATTGATTAATTCTTGTTTTTTACCTGCTTTGACAATGTCAGCAGGGTCTTTTTCTTTAGTAGGTAATGTAATACTTATAGCTTTAGAACTATAATGACTGTTAATATATTTTACTACTTTATCAGATGCAGATATACCTGTTTTGTCATTATCAAATAATACAATTACTTGATTAAATACTGAAATATATAATGACAATATTGATATATCAGGTAACATACCCTCATTTTGAAAATATATTGCATCTAATCCTAAATTAGTTAATACTCTCCAATCTTTATAACTCTTAGTTATAAATAACTTATTACCTACAAAAGGTAGATTACTTGTACCACCAATAGTATTTTTAGTAGTATTAGTAATCCATTTATGTTCTTTAGATTTTGGCTTACATATTTTTATACCTTCACTCTTATATGAAATTGTATAAGTTGTTTCTTGTGGAAAAGGTGTAAATATATTGCCATTAACTTTAAACCATTTAGTAGCAAATATATTATCTGCTATAAGTTGAGAACTTGTTATTTCATATTGTGACCAATATGTTTTATGATAATCATCAAATGGTTTAGGACAAAACTCTAACAGTTTAGATGAAGATGTATTAGATACAATGGATTGTGACTTATAATCTACATATTCTGATTTACCTTTAAATGAATTGTTATCCATTATATATATTATAGCATCTTTTAATGATAAGTTATAATACTCTTGTATTACACCAATAGCATCTAAATTTACTCTACCATAAGTACTTGCAAAATCAGTAAAATATAATTTACCACTTCTCCATTGTATCCGACATCCAGGGCTATCATCAATTCTAAAAGGACTTTTAATATAAACATCAGTTTCAAATTCACCAAAAACATGTTTGAATATCTGTTCTTGATTAATGTATTTAAATACATCATTTATTGATGAAAATGTATAATCATCTTGATAGCCATACATGAGTAAAAATTTAGATAGTTAGGTAAAACTATTCCCAAGAACTTTGAATTGGGTCTGCTCCATCAGTAGCTTTAGCAAAATTAGAAGTCATAAACCAGTCAGTTCTTGTTACAGGATGTAATATAAAAGTATTGTTTTCTTCTTTTACATAAACTAAGCCTTTATTAGAATCTACTGTTACAGTAGCATCTCCAATGGTAAGATTAAATTTCTTAACTCCACCATTTGTAACAGGATATTCAGTACCTCTAAATGTAAAAGTCATTGCTTTACCATCAATAGTAATAGGTTCATAGTTACCTTCTTCAGCAGCTACAAATACTTTACCTTGTTTTACATTAGATGGAATTTCTACATACTTGGAACCATTATCATTTTTAGAAGTCCATTGATACTGACAAAATACATCCAGGTTAATAGAAGTAAAGTCATTAGGTAATAGATTAGTAAGAGCAGTACAATAAGATTTAAAGTTAGATACTCCCAACAATCCTTTCTTCAAATCATCTTCAGTAATAAAACATTTCATCAATTGAGTAATCTTAGCATTAAACTCATTAAATGCTGCTTTTATTTCATTACTACGAGGGTCAGTAACTTTATTGCCATTTTTATCAATAGCTTGAGTTACAGGAAATTGTCTCCAATTTTTAACTGCTCCATTAGCAAATTCAAATGCAATATCAAGACATTCCTGAGCTGCACCATCTTTACCACCATTAGGATTAAATTCAAGCTTAGTCATTTTAACTCCTTGGTTAAGACCAAAATTCAAAGAACTTGATGATTTCTCATCATTTGCATATCCATACATAATTATAAAATTTACTAATTAAAAAATAATATAAAGAGGGTTATAAAATTACAATTTAATAATCAAAAGAAAAAGGGAAAAGGATTACTTTTCCCTATTATTCTTTATTCAAATGTTGACAACATAGAATCATTTACATTAGATGTAGTTAATTCTGTAGTTTCTGCTTCATCAAATACAGGATTAGTAATATCATTTACTGATTCTACTTTTTCTGTTTCTACTTCAGTAACATCATCAA